TTGATTCACCATTTGAGGCTGCTTTGAACATTTCATAGTAAAGATCTGTGCTTACTATGCATACTAAATCATCTAGAGGTGCTCCTGCACTCTCAAGGATACGTTTTGCTTCCAGAACACCTTCAAAGAAATTTGAAGATTTCAAAGAGTTTGCAAAGTTAGTAGTAGAATATTCAACATTTGGAGTGAAATCTTCTTCATCCCAAGCGTTATAATCTTGAACATGTTTTCCAGCACGTTCTTTATTAGTGGTTAGAGCAGCTTTAATAGCTGTCCTAAGAATATTCTGATCCGCTTCTTTGGCTAATCCATAAGCGGCTTCCTGTGTATAGACCGAGCGTATATCATAATGAGCCATCGCTTCATCAATATTTGGAATAAATTGATGAACTACTAAGAGATCGTCAATACTGACTACTCTCTCTGAGTGCTTAGCTGCGGCATCTGGAATTATTTCATTTCCAGGTGTATGATATCCTGCTGTCCTATGTTTTCCTGTCATGATAAACTGTGCCGATTTACCCTTCGTAATATTTCGGGTTCTCGTATAGTTCATCATTATATTTTTGGTCTGAAAGGCGGTCATTACTTCTCCAGCATAAAGCTTTAGAAATAACGCCCTAGAAGAGGTTGTTACATCAGCATTAACTCTACCTGACCTTTGACCAACATAATTTGTTGCAGACATATATTTATTTTAATTAAGGTTAAGTTTAGCTAGTTTTACCTAGCACGATTTAAGTTACGGCTATAACTACATCGTTCCTCAATTAAAGTTATCCTCCTCAGAGGGCAATAATTTTCTCGTCTGTGTTCTTCCGTATTACATTAGGTTTGAAGCTTCCAGTTTCCTAGTTACTTCTTCCCTAAAATTAGGATCAGTTTGATATTTAGGATCTTGCATAGCTTCAGACATTTGCGCTAATGACTGAAATCCATTTACTCCTGATTTACCAGTTGATCCTTGTAAAAGATTTGGCGAACTTCCGTTTGCCATTTGGTATTGAGCGTTGAGAGACTTAACCACAAATAGCGTATCATCTGGATTACCACTCTCTAACGCTCTGTTAAAAACATCTATTTCATTCTGAGGTAGTGTATTAGCAGCCCACCCAACCAGTTCATTATACTTATCAGGTCCACCTACAGAATTATGCACTTGTTCTGTTATCTGATCTGATATAGCTTGCTGACCTTCTATCCAAGAATTTACCATATCAGAACTCATTCCTTTTTCATTCAGTTCTGCATAAGATTCTTGAGATAGAGTACTGGTTTCTAAATATTCTTGATAATATTTATTGTAATCTAATCCCTGATCAGATAAAGTTTTTCGTGCCTCTTCTACATTTAATTGGGGAGTCTGCGGAGGTGGTGTACCCTCATCGTTGTCCACTACAGACTCCGAGTTTGATGAGAGCTTTTGCTCTAGTTCACGATAGGCTTTTGCCATATCTTCAGGACTTTCAAACTTATCTGGGAGCCAAGAAGGTTGTGCATCATCTCGTTCTACTGCATTTGCTTCTTCTGCAAGCTGAATCATTGCTTGTTCATGCTCTTTAGTACCTTCAGGAGGTGGTGGAGCATCTTCATGTGTGCTTACTTGTTGGAATTCTGCCATTGAATCTCCTCTTTTTAAAAGTTAATTTGTCATTGATGGAGGTGCTTGAGCCATATCTTCTTGATTCATTCCCTTCATCATTTCTGGTGTAGCTTTCTCAGCTATTTTACCCATCATTTGCTGATTCATCATTTGGGCTTGTTTTGTTTCTAGTTGCTGTGCTTCTAATTGTTTCTCTTCAGGAGTCTTTACCAACCCTTCAGTATCAATTCCAAGTGATCCAGCAAGTCTTACTATATAATCATCAACATTTAATTCTTTTAGTACTTCAGGTCCTAGTGGAGCTAATTGTTGTAGAAACATTCCTAATTTATTGAGGTCTTCTCCTCTGCCAAGAGCTTCTACTCCTGTAACAATAAGAGGTTTTAATCCATCACTAGGTAGCTTAGGTATTTTTCCTGTTTTCTGCATTTTATTCATCAATAATTCCACTAAAGGTAATTGGAACTCTTGTGAGAGAACTGCATAAACTCCTCCTAAAGCAACTTCTAATTCTTGATGTGCTAATCTAATCTCTTGTGCTGTTACTCTTTCTGCATCCCTTCGGATAGAGCTATTCATCAGGAACACTCTGGAAAGTCTTGTCTGTAATATCTGTATAGTTTGTTGAGCTACGTTAAAGTCCTGAGACTTTCCAAGCTGAAGAGAAGATACATCATTATCATCTCCTGTAACTATTGCACCATTCGGAGACTCTGCAAGTGTCTTAACTCTTGTAGTACCATTAGGTCTTACAAGGAATAATACCTTTGCTGCTGCTGCAGATCCTTCTACAATAGACTGAGTAAGAGACTCAAGAGACTTTAGATCTCCTAAGTATTCTTCTACATATCCTCGTCCATAGTCTTCACCATCCATAGATGTGAATCGTAATGCAATATAAGGACATTTATCTTTTGGATACGAACCTTCAGAACCTGGAACAACCTTCCCTTCAATTTCTTGATGTACCATCCAGTTACTTCCTGTCCATTTCACACAGGTATATAAATCATGATTTTTTGTAGGAGTATCTGAGTCAGGATCAGAGATCATTTCTCTTACATTTTCTGGAAGAGAGAGTGGAGATAGAGATTCTTTGGTAATTATATCTAATACATTACCCATTGCATCTCGTTTAACCACATAACGATCTAATCTGAAGACTCTTATCTGATCATTGGGAGGTAAATAAAGAAGAACATTTCCAGTAACAATTAATAATTTTAATGCTTCTGAAATAGGAATTCTTAATCCTCTAACTTCAATCTCTTGCATAACTAAGCGTTCAATCTTCGCTAGACCTTTTTCAGCTTCGGATCTTTTATCTGCTAATAGAGCTTCAAGTTCTGAGTTGTCTACAACTAAACGAAAGAAGGGTGCATTAGGTGGAAGTAAAGACATAAGAAGCTTAGAGCTTAAATTGTTTACTCCTTCTGCTCCTATGGATTGGAATGGTGTAGTTATTTCTGAAGAACTTTGGAAACCTTCTTGAGGAAGTAATGTGGGGATAGTGAATAAAGAAGCTTCTCTACCTCTATTTAAGTAGTTATCTCTATCAGATAAATATCTATTATATTTTGATTTGACTTCACCTTCTTCGGAGTATTCAGCTTCAATATTTATTGAGGTTTTTGTCTGTCTGGAAGATTTTTTATTTTTCATTTACCAATCCTCAATGATTTTCTAGCCCTTTTTTTACCTTTATTTGCACCAAATTCAGATTTCTGTTTGCCTTTTAAAGATCCTTTTACTGCACCTTTAGCTACTTCTACATTACTTGGAGGTCTAGATCCATGAAAAAATGTGGTTAATTCTTGACCTTTTTTACCTAAAAAATCCATTCCTCCTTCTATATTAGAAGTAATCATACTTCCTGCGGCATCTAAATTTGATTTTAATGGTTTAAGATTGGTATTTAAAGCACTACCTGCATTAGCGAGAGTTGTGGCAAATCCTTCATTCATAGCTAACCCTTCACCTAAGACTTCTCCACCAGAAGTAATACCTTCTCCAATCATATCACCAGCTTTTCCTACTGTATTTTCTGATAGTTCACTTAATCCATCTCCTAGTCCAGAGGTGATGTTACTTATATCTTCATTGGCAGAACTAACTACTTCTGATGTTATATCTCCTGCAGCGGATGCGCCTTCTATACCAGCTTCTAATGCTCCAGTAGCTGTATCTCCTGCTGCGGATAATACATCTGCTCCTGTGTCTGCTAAATTTGCTCCTGTTTCTGCTAAAGTAGTAACTCCTGTAACATCTGATACATCTTTTACTGTTTCTGAAACAGTCTCAGTTAATTTTTTTAATGGATCTTTAGGTACTATTCCTCCTCCTCCTCCTCCTCCTCCAGGCCCACATAGAGTTACTCCATCATATTCAAAAGACTTAGAATCTGTTTTTACCAATTGACCATCTAGCCACTTATAATTTATTTCTGTATATATTTTCATTTTAATTTAAGGGGAAATAGAATTGGTAACGAGTAAAAACATTTGTCCAATCTTTAGTTTGTTTTGCAAGTTCTGCAAAGTAATCAAGATCTGAATAACAGAACATACCTACACATTTATTATCTCTTGCAAACTTTGAGATAACTTTATAAGCTTCAAAATATCTTTCCGAAAGAGTTTCTTTATCTATATCTTTTGTACGAGTGGATGTACAAAGTACTAAAGTTTTCCTTCCTGTAAACTCACAACTTTGTAACTGAGTGAGTACAGTATAGTCTCCTTTTCCTTCTGACCAAAGGTGCATGATTTGGTTAAAAGGATTTATAAGGCGTTCAAAAATACCTTTATATATATCCTGTCTACCGCCTAATATAGCTAATCCTCCCTCTGTGCCTGTCATGGCTGTTTCAATATGAGGACGGTATGTTTCCCAGTTTTCTTTTATATCTCTTTGCGAAAGAAGTTTTAACATTTATCCTCTTAATATATTTTAATACTTTTTAGATTTTGGTTTGTTAATTGTTAAACTACGATTAACTTTTCTAGTTTTGGAAGGTTTATTACTTTTAAAAAGAGGATTTGTATTGGTAGTTAGACCTTTTCCTGATAAAGCTTCAATAGGTTCTGGTTTTACGCTAGGAGGTGAGCTAGTCTGCATCATACACATCTTCTATACTCTCCTTATAAGTAGCTTGAATAATATTAATTACATCTTGTTGTCCTTGAAGAAATCTAATCTCTTCAATAGTACAGACTTTATCGGTAGGTAAATTATTAGGGAAGGTTTCTTTTAACCAAGTTATAAATTCATCAGAAATATTGTAAATACCTATCATTTATCTCCTTAAAATGCGTACCCTTTCTTCTAGAGTAGGGATTTTGTATATACTAAAACAAAGAGGTACACATTAATAACTGAATTTATTAAACTATTTCACATGATCCCCCA